CCATCTGCACCTTTTCGTTTACTATTTACTTTCTTTTTCTTCTCTGTTGGCATTATCTATTCACCCATTTCATACATCCAATTCGTAAATAATGCATCAGCCCTGTAGGACTTAATTCGTACCAATCATCTCTAGCCTTAGCACGTTTTACAAATCCGCCAAACTCGTATATATTACCTCTGAAATCATCTGTATCTATTTCATCAATCAAAATCAATCCTGCACCTTTAAGAAAGAAATTGATCTCATTTCTATTTTCTTCATACAAACTTCTTGGCATTGCATAATACAAGTACTTTACATTCTTACAGTCATGGTATCGTTTCTTTTTAAAGTCTCGCCTAAAATCATGAATATCTGTTTTAATTTCGACTTCTGTTAGGTATTGTGTTTTCAAATCAAAATATACGAAATCGGCTTCATATTCAGTTCTTCCGGGGCAATACATACTCACATTTGGTATGCATATTTTCTTACGAAATAAGTGTCTACCAAGAACATATTGAATATCTTTTTCGTCCATATATGCATCTCCTATATACTCGCCCATTACATGGTACTTTCATAATCAATACCACTATTAATCAACGTAATCACCAATACGATATGGTTTTGTTTCTTGTACAACCCAAGATTTGAGATCGTACCCATGACGTTTTTCCCACGCTTGGAATACTTTTGTTAGTTCTTCGCTTAATTCATCCATGTGTTCGTTTTTAACATCTTTCATGTAATCGTCTGACCATTCTTCGATTTCATCATCTAAATCGTAATCACACACATTCCAAATTACTCGTTCGCCGTCTATCTCTGGCACATATCGGTATGGATGACCTATTTCTATTGTTGTTTGCAACAATTCTTCTCGGCTCAAACTATCAAAATCACCATAGTTATATTCATTATCGACATAATCTAAGATGGCATCTTTAATACTGCCTTGTGGTTCACCTGCTATTTCGTCGTCTACCCAGCAATATTTTGTTTTATCTTCTACTAGCATTGTTACTCACTCCTTTATAACTGACTTGGTGGTATATCATACATATCTCTATCACCATTTATCCTTGGCATCTTTCGTTTTTTTAACTTTGGATATTGTTTGTAATATGCTTTTATCCTATGAAATGCAGCCTCATAACAATCTGCATTTTCTCCATACACAACATTTATAAAGTCTACATGTTTTGCCTCTTGAAATAGTCCAAACAATAATTGTAATGACTTCATTAGTTGCACATATCGTGGATGTTTCTTTTTACTAACCACCCAACTATTAACACAATCTTTATGTTTATAAGCCATTTGAACACCTAAAACGGAATATTTTCATTTTGCTGTTGTTCAAAACTGTCAAAGTTACTAGCATCATCAAAACCGCCATCAAGCTTTTTGCCTACAAAATCTGCTACCACTTCCGTAACGTATCGTTTCTGCCCATCTTGCGTATCGTATGACCGAGTTTGAATACGGCCATTTACAAGTAGCCTTTCCCCTTTCTTGCAATTGCCAACGGCTTCCCCAGTTTTTCCCCATGCTACGCAATTAATAAAAGCAGTTTGTTCTTTGGTTTCATTCGTTGTAGAGTCAATATAAGTATTAGTCGCTGCGACTGTGAAAGTCGCTACGGCTCTACCTGTTTTTGTAAAACGTAATTCTGGATCACGTGCTAAATTCCCTAAAATCTGTACTGTGTTCATATATTCTCCTTTAAATCTTTTGTTCGATGCATATTGTGCCTTTGTACACTTTGATGATTTCCTCTAGACTTTCAAAAGTTCGTGCATCCGCTTTCATAATCATTTGCATTTGTTGAGTTGCCTCTTCTTGTGTTTCTACATTTAGAGGTATCTCAATAGTGATTACCATTTTTCGTTTTTTGCTTAACATTTATCCCTCTTAGTCGTAATACATACAATTCATAGTTGCCTTTACATCGTCAATGTATACCTCGTAACTAGGGTGAATGTGGCAATCGACTGTTGCCTCATCACGCATGATTTCAAGTAGGTTATCAATCTTCACTCTAGCTTGTTCTTCGCTAGTTGCTAGGACTGTAAAACTAACATTGAACGATACATTCACGCTGGCTTCAAATTGTTTAATTCGTTCTTTCATCTATCCCCCTATTGCTTGCCGTAGTAATGCTTTTCCCTTTTCGGAAATATCAGCATTGTCTAGTATTTCATTTAAGTCTACTGGTTTTCGCTCCTCTTCGACTGTTTCAATTAAATGTCCATTCGGTAGCATTTTGATTTGTGCATTGCCTGCTTCTATTTGTTTTCGTTCTTCCTCGTTTTTCATTTTTTCTGCAAGCAACAAACCATCATCTTTGATGAGATAAGCAAGTTCATCGTTTTTTGCTTTTCTTTCTGTTAGTTGCTCGTAACATTTAATGAATTGTGATCTACAAGATGCTTCGTTATAGTCTTTTCCGTTTTGAGGGTCAAAGCTACTCCAAATTGTTTTTGCTGCCGTCAACACATTGCCTTGTAATTCGTTCAATCCGTTTTCATAACCAACACTACTTGCTTTTCTTCTGACTAATTCCCACGCTTCCTGTGCCGTCAATTCGTCTTTTTCTGCTTTGACATATCGGCTTAACTTATCAGCATTTTTTCTAATCGCTGCAACTGTTGGTAGAAATTCGCTTTCTTGTATCGTTTTGATGACTGCTTTATGTAATATTGCAGGTGGATAATCTCCAAGCATCATTACATATCCCTCTAGTTTTTCAGCATCAAGCGTATCTCTATACATGACTGTTATCGGTCTAATGGCTTTTAATGTATCAGCCTTGCTCATTCGTTCTCCTTTCCTCTTCCTCATACTGTTTCAACAATGCATTTACATTGTCTATACGTTCCCTTGTTTCTGATTTAGTCGGTGTTTGGTTTAAGTAATCATCAAACTTACCAGCAAATAATGTATTAGGTCTTAGAAATTCTTCCCATTTAGTACCTATCCATTTAGCACACATGTTATCTATTACTTTCTTAAAATCATCAACAGTAAAGCGTTCATTCATTCTTGCTTTAATCAAGGATCGAGTTTTCTTTGTTGTATGTTTGTATGATTTACCTGTTTTGAGATTGAGATAATCAATGATTTCATAAATCTCTTTTGGTGTATCGTCCTGTTTTGCAGGACTATATATATCTTCTTCTCTATTCTCTTCTAATCTATTCTTATCTATTCTTATCTGTGTATCCATTTCGGTAACCATTGGTATACCAATGGTAGTACCAATGGTAGTACCGCCTGTTAATTCATACACTTTATCTACAAGTTGAACCTGTTTTACTTCTGGTAGTTCTGACTTGTTGTACCTATCAACACGTAGATAATTGTGTATTCTCCAATGTTTTATAACGATAACACCAGTATCAAATATGATTAGAAATTCTTTAGCAATTAAAAGCTTTAAGTCATCATCCTTACACCCTGTGATACGCATTACGCTTTTAGGGCTTTGAATAAAGCCGTCATCATCAGCCCTCAATAGCAAGTGAAAGTATAAGTTTTGTGTGCTTTGTGGCATATCTAAAAACTTATCCGTGTCAATAATTTTCTTTGACATCATTCTGCGTTCTGCCATAGGCTAATCTTCTTCCGTATCCACCAAAAGTTCATTAAGTTTGCTTAGGCTACAAACGAATGCATCAATTTTATTGGCATCTTGTTTTTGTTTAGCGTGATTAACGTGATGTATTACATCTAGTACATCTTTTAGTTCCGCAATTTCTTTTTCGTGTAATTTATAACTGCCATTTTCTCGTTCTAGTTTTTCAATGCGTTTAAATACATATAATTCAACTACATTAATTCTCTTCATATCGTTTCGTCCTTTCGCTTATTATTTCTTGTAATTTTTGTCTAACTTCTTTAGCATTAACCCCATGTGCTATTGGTACATGACAATACACGCACAAGCAGGCTAAATTGTCCAAGTTGCTTTTACCTGACTGGGAACGAAATACAATGTGATGTACTGCTATCCCATCACTACTTCCGCATAATACGCATCTGTAATGATCACGTTCCAATGCTTTTGGTTTGTTTACTTTTAGGAGTTTGTTATCCTCTCGTTTCGCTTTGTTCATTTCCCCACCCATCTATAAGTGATTTGATATATTCGCTTGGCTCTAATGGAATGTCTAGTTGATTACATTCATCAACCAAACATTCTATTAAGCGTTGCATTTCTTCAACGTTGTATACGGATGACCCTTTATATAGATGAACCACATATACACCTTGTACTTTTGCACTTGCTCCCATATCATCTGCAAACCATCCAATACCTTGCTTGCTCCAACTTGCCATGGCATCGTCTTTATCTTGTTCGGTAAAGCCAGCTGTTATGAATATTCCACAATCTCTAATGGCTTTTTTGTACACATCCTCTTTTGATGTGTATCCATTTTTGCTTAACTCTTTGGCTATCTTTTGACATAGAACCCAGCAATATGCATTAGCGTTCATACTGCGTGATTTTGATTTCTTTTTGATTTCAATCACATATTCTTTTTCTTTATCTAATTTCGCTAGATCATTGTCATGTGGTGCTGGTATTACTACCATTACACCTAATGGACTTCTTAATAATTCGATGTTATTTGTTGTCCATTTCATAGCCTTTTACCCAGTCATAAAGCATAGACATTTGGTCTCTCGTAATGTTATCGATAACACACATTCCAAACATTTTAGTTGCTTGTTGTGCTACTTGTTCTGCACTCACCCCATGTTCACTTGCCACCTTCAAAACAATTCCATATGCATTGTGTGGATCAAATTCTTTTTCTTTCCGTTCTTTTTCTGCTGCTGCATTGATTTTTGTATCTTGCAATCCTCTATATACATCAGCACCTACACCAATCATTTTTGCTGCAGTACCTAATGCATCAGTAACGGCCATCTTAAAGGCTTCATCGTTGCCGTGAAAACCATTTTTATCTTTGTAGATTAGGAAATCTCCACCATATCCAGGAATTGGTTCACTCCATTTATCACCATCTTTGATGTATAGATTTACCAATACATACAACATGGTTTCTTTGGTTTCCTCGACTGGTACTTGTTGAGTACTAACAACTTCAAACTTCCAACCAATCCCACACATACCATATGTTTCGGTTAATACTTCCCATCGCCATTGAGGAGAAATATCATACTTGCCTTTAAGCTTCCCAAAGTCAATTACCTTTAACGCTGATTGCGGTACAGTTTTTACCGCATTATATCTACTATCCATCTATACCTCTTTGTATTTGTAACCACGCATTTCTAAGAAATCAGTCAAATCTTTTGCATCATCTTCTGTTAAGTCATAAACAGTTACTGTAAAACCAGTTTTAGTTTCTACAACTTCGATTGTTTCAACTGTTTCATTTGTGATACTTGCTCGTGCAGCCTCTTCCATTTCATTGCGTTCAGCAAATTTTGCATTGATAAATTCTCTAGCTTGATCTAGTGGCATATCTTTTACTACAGGCCAGCACTCATTAAAAGTAATCGGTGTGGCCAATTCGTATTGCTGGTTGCAAGTATCAACCACAAACTCAATCATTCCCTTTTTCTCTGCTAAGATTTGTTTATAATCATCATCTGCTTGTTGTCTTTTTGAAATCTCAATCATCATTCCCTCAATAGAGGTTTCAATGTCTTTCATCTTTGCAGTTTTATTCAACCAGCGTTTATCACGTTGTAGTTGTTCTGCATATTCTGCACGAATGTTATACTTTTCAACCATCTTTTCAATAAACTTGTTGATGGTTTCCGTTTTTGCTTGTACTTCTTTTTCGTCAAAGTATTTAATTTGTTCTGCAAGTGGCTTTTCTGCATCGTAAACAACTTTCAATACTTCATTTACTTCTTCCTCAAACAGTTCAATCGGTCTTTTGAGTTCTCGTTTTTTCTCTTTACAGAATTTATCAAGCGTTGTTCTATACTTAACGATTTCATTTTTAGCACTTACCATTTCCTTATAGTTTTCTTCGGTTACTACAAGTCCTTTATACTTTTCTAGTTGCGCTTCAAAATATGTTTTGATTTCGTCTTTGTTCCATTTGAATACTTGTTCGTTTTGACTAACAACTGGTGTTAAATTAATTTCCATTTATTTCTCCTTGTGTTAAAATACAAGTAGAGATATTTCACATACTCTCTACTCGCACGCTTGCTTTCCTACGGCCTAGCGTGCTTTTTTTATTTCTCTCATCCAGAAGTTGCTCAATATCAGTAGTAAGAAACCGAGCATAATCTGAAGAAATGCTGTGTAAAAATCAATTCTATCGATTTCTACAGAACCTACTGTTCCTATTATCATTAGGAACGCTATTGTTCTTACCATCCAAATCAATTTCATAATTCATTACCTACAATCACTAGCATTTGGCTGGTGATTTTTTTAATTTCACTTTTCAAACGATTGTTTTCTTTTTCCAATCGTTCCACCTCGTTTTTTAATTTTCTGTAACCAATAGCCGAGTATTCACTTTCAACTCCTGCTAGCGCCTCGACCTCTTTTTTGTTAAATCTAACTCCACTCATATTTGGGAGTTGTTTTAACTTGCCTTTGTTTCTTAGGTCGTATACTGCTGAAATCGAAATTTGAAACAATTCAGCTACTTGGTTAGCCGTGTATACAAGGCTTTCCATACATCACCTCATTACAATGTTGGGTTAAAACAAAAACCATATGCTCTATGATTATTAGGTTGCCCAAATCTTCGCTTTAACACCTCAGATGTGTTTTCACATTCCATTCGTTGAGCATCTTCACAATGACATTCCCACCCATAAGGTGTAATTTCATCAAATATTGTTTCGATGTAGTCATAGTGATCTTCTCTGATTTTCATACCAGCGCAAGCAATGGCTTCTTTAAACTTATTGTTGATAAACATTTTTGTATCTCCTTTCATTCCTTGCGTGAATATCTGCCTTACGTGCCAGTTTTACCCAAGATAGAATAACTTTCTTATTCCATCTTGATTGATTTCTTGACGGCCACTTGTTCTTGATGAGTTTTCGCCAGTATTGTGCGTATTCATCGTTACGGCCAGCCCATCAAAATCTTGTGGATGTTTGTCCGTATCTTTTGTTAGCTAGTTTTAGATCCGTTTGATTTTGTACTAGCATCTAATCACCTCTTCAAAGTTACATTTAAACTGTAATGCTTTTACAAAAAAATAATCTTATGGTACGGAACCTCATAAAGTTTTTCAATCTTTTTTAGCACATGTACATCTGGGGATGATTTTCCTTTTTCATAATTCATCAACGTATATTCGCTAATACCTAGCATTTCCGCTGCTTTCTTTTGTGTCAGCCCTTTATTTACTCGTGCCGCTTTTAATGTAATTCCATCTTGTACAAAGATTTGTTGGTTCAATTTATCACCTCACTTTCCCTTTCGTTGATTGTATTGTATTACAGTTAAACTGTAATGTCAACAGTTTTTCTGTAAATTCCTAAAAAAATATTTGATTTTTTTGCAGTTTAAATATATT